CAGCCTGAAATCATAGAACGCGTTAAATCAGGCTTAGAAACGCTAGAAATGCTACCTGATTGGCTGTCTTACCTTCTTTATGTAGCGGTCACTGCATCATTTGGTGTTAAAGGTGCTGACAAAATAATGAAAATGCGTAACAAATAACTTAATAGATCGAGGTACTAACATGGGATATAAGAAAGCAGCAAAGCCAAAGAAAAAGCCAAAGGTAAAAAAGTAAATCTGACCACTAGATCGAGGTGGTTTTATATCTATTTAATAACGAATACCGATCATTTACCGATCATTTAATCATATTTTTATATAAATTAATCATAAGCCATTGATTTATATAAGAAGTTAATGGGGTGGACGACGGGGATTGAACCCGTGGATTTGATTCCCACTGATTCCCAGTGACGGTTGAAAGGTGCATAGAGCCTCACTTCTTGTTTTTCTTGACACTCACTGAGAATCATTAACCGTATATCCACCGATCATTTTACCGATCATGAATGCAGTTTATGCTCTGTTCCAGCTAACGGTTCAAACTGTTCAAAATCTCTGTTTGATGCATACTCGTCAATCCATTCTGAATATGTATTTAAAAACACAGCAGTAGAATGCCCTAGTTGCTTTGCAGCTAATGGCGGTAATACGCCCTTTGATAACAATTCCGCAGCCCTTGTGTGTCTGCAAGCGTAGGGTGTTCGATAATGCATTTGTTTACGTTTGTGCGCTTTTTGCCAAGCTCTGTTAAAGCGTCGTGTATCTTTGTAAAAATTACCATTTTCGTTTACAAAAAAATAAGGGCTATCAATTCTAGTAGGCATTGTAAGTATTGCTTTACGAACCCACATTGGTACATAAACTTTGCGCCTATGGCCTGTTTTTGTTGAGTCTACTAACTGGCCTCTTACAATTTGCTGATGAACGTGCCAGTGTTCTCCGTCAAAATCATTTCTTAGCAATGCTTTTAATTCTCCTGGACGAAAACCACAGCCAAAAATTAGTGCAAAATAAACATAAATATCGCCAGTTAAACACGACAATATTTTGTCACGCTCTATTGGTGTATATCGTTCTATTGGTTTAGTTTGTGCTTTTTTAGTTTTAATAATTGCTGCTGGATTTACGGCCACTTCAGCATAGTTGAGAACGCCACGCAACGGCCCAAGNGCGTTATCGCGGGTCTTGCTTGACGCATCAATCTTACTAAGAGCAAGTTTAATTTCACGAGTTGTAATTGAGGCGCAGGGTTTCTTACCAAACAACGGTATCCAATATTTATTAAGTATGTTGAGGTAGCCTAGTTTTGTAGAATGTTTGCCGTTATGAGTTTCTAGGTACTCTTGCGCCATGCTGTAAAAAGATTGTAAATGAGTAGGGTACTCTTCTTCTTCAAAAACAAGTCCTAGCCTATACTTGACCTGTAGTTCGTCTCGATATTTTTTTGCGCGCTTAACGTCAGCCGCATTGTTCGGGTTGGCCTTAACGATTTCTTGGTAGACAAGCTTTCCCTGTCTCCAGATTTTAATTTCAAGCCCGTTTCCGCGAGGTCTAATCCCTGCTGGGAATTTCTTATCCACTCGTTGACTTCCTCAGTATCTATCATTGTGGTTCGGCCAATTACAAAGTAATGTAATCCTTTTGTCCAATGTCTTTGCATCCAATTGCTAACCTTGGAGTCTTTGACTCCGTAATCGCTAACATATTTTGCTTTCTCAATTAACATCCTTGTCTACCTTTTAATTACATATTTTCAAACGATGGGCTTACGTATTGGTATTCAGCTACCCATTTAATTCCATCTTCAGTTTGTATTTTTTTAGAGTTTGCAACAATGTCATGTCCCTTACTTGTTAAATCATGTATACGTGCGCTTAATCTAAAACATTTGTGATCTTTTAACGCTGTCATCGCTGTAATTTTTGCGCCACTTTTTAGTTGTTCCAAAATTGCATTTTGTTGGTTCATAATTTCCTCTCAAAGTATCAAAAATATCTATTGCTGTTGCTGCTATAAATGCAGTGTAAAAAGTTCCTATAATGATCTGCTCAAATATTTCCATATCTTTTGCCTCATTAGTTGATCCCGTTATGTGACGGTGGGATCAGGCCGCAAGGGGTTTCTAAAACGGTATATCATCGTCAAAGCTTTCTTGTTGTGGCTGACTACTAGATCGAGGTGGCTGACTGCTAGATCGAGGTGTATCAACGTTTTCTTTAGGTTGACTAAACGCTACAGAGTTAATCTTGCAACCAATTGAGGTTTTTTGTTCACCCTGGTTTGATTCGTAAGTGTCAACTTTAAGTTCACCTTGTACCGTTACTGGCGTACCTTTTTTAAGATACATCGCTAACTTTTCTGCGCGATCACCCCAAATTTCGCAATTAACCCAAACAGTTTTTTTGTTTTCTCCCCATCCTTGCGTTAAAGCAACACCAACTAAACCAACAATTTTTCCGTTTGCTGTGTGCCGCACTTCCATGTCTTTACCGCAATTACCTGTAAAAACTAAATTGTTAATACTCATGCAACTTTCTCCAAATTTGTTAATGATGTTTTAATGGTTTGAACAGCAAGCAACACTTGCTTAGATAATTTTTCTATAAACTCTTCATCACGATTTACTCGAACTAAAACGTGTGGCAAATTTCGGATGAAAAGAAAAGAAATCCCACCATTTTTTGTTAGTTACCATCATGCAGCCCTGTATTTGTGCATAATATTTTTTAACGCCAATTTCTTTATTCCTAAGATAAGCTATTTGTGTAGTTGGGGCAGGGCATTTAATTTCTAAGCCGCCATCTTTACCAACTAAGCCATCTGGACTGCAACCAAACTCTCTTGAATCATCCAAGATAAAACCGTACTCACTAACTTTTTCGTCTGTGATAAATTCATAATTATCTCTTGCTACAGGTTCATACTCATTTCCATGAACCATCCATTCTGAAACATGAACAGGCGTAGATTGACCTGTATAACGTTCTGCAATAAGTTGATTTATGTATGTATCAGCAGACGTAGATGGCTTGCCTGTTGATGTAATTAGCTTTGAAAACATAGAGGCTGATGGCTTACCTAATCTTTCGATAAGCCATTCGTCAGTGCCTTGTGGGTGAGGAGAAATAATCATGCTGCTACTTCTTTAGCTGTAGTTGCATTTTTCTTTTCTTCCAATGCTTTTTCTTTTTTATTATTTAATGCAGCAATTGCCCGATCCAACTTCTCTTTTGGCATTTTATTAACTGAGGTAATTTGAAAATTAGCACAAAATNTCTCGATGTCTGAGTGTGTTTCCTCAAGTAAATCAGTCACTGTTTTAAGCTGCATATCGTCGATATAGACAGATGGCTCTACTACTAAAGATGCAGCATTCCCATCATCATCTTGCGTTGGCAACCCGCAAGCTGCTGACAATGCATATCTTCTTGCGTAAGTAAAGTTTGACCCTGCGCCATGCGCGCTCACTTTAACTAAAGGCATCGTAAATTCTGATTCAATCCACTCGCCAGATTTATGCATAATCCTCGTAACAACACCCATTCCCTCTAAATTACTAATAGGAAATTGCATATATGCTAGATCGTGATTGCAAAACGGTTGTTTTACAGCTTCGACTACAGCCATAAAATCTGCATAAGTTGATAATTTTCCGTTATTTTTAAAAGCTGGATTTTGCTTGTTGTTTATAACGCCACCCATTTCGGCTTGCGCTAAACAAAATGCTGCTGATATTTCTTTAATCGATTCAGATGTTTTCACGACAATTCACCATAGCCGCTTAATAATTCTTGCGGTCCTGATGCGTTTTCCATTTTTTCTGTGACAGACGAATAAGCCATGTCATATTTTTTTGATTTACCAGATTCATGCGGTACGCCAGCAATTGCATCTGCATCGCCCCACTCGTAATCATCTTTAAATCTTGCTGGTCTTACGTTTGTAATTTGTTCTGTAAAACTTCGTTGTTGGTACATTGTCTTTCCCCTTAAAAAAGATTAATGTGTTTAAAGAGGAATTAAGATAACACACACAAA